ATCCCAAAGAGATATAGAACGAGTTTCATTGAAAATCTTTGAAAACTTTCTTAAAAAACTTTAAAAATCTTTAACTTATAAATAATATATACAAATCAAGGAGATTACAAAAAATGTCTAAACTAAATTTATCTGAAGCTGCAAAAGATATCCTGATGTCAAATGTGTCAGGAAAACAGAGTGGTCAAGATGCCCCTAAAAAATTATCTACAGCCGTTGCTTATGGGCAAAAAGATGCTGGTAAAATAGGCGATTCACCACAGGATATGGATGATACTAATCCAGATTACACTAAAGGTGTACCAACCGCTAAACCACCTGGAGCAACTCCTCCTGTTGGTTCAGAACCAATGAAAAAACTTGCAGCCCAACCTGCTCAACAAGGTTCTGGTGAATCAATTGAACAAAGTGATGCTGATGAATATACTGCTATCCGTGACCGTAAAGCAACTAAATTAGCTAAACAAACTATGTCTAAAAATCCTGGTGCTACTTTTGCATCTTATGGTGAAGAATTTGATGTTGCTGATGACGTTGATGCTCTTATGGAAGGTGAAAATCTTTCTGAAGAATTCAAACAAAAAGCTACTACAATTTTTGAAGCAGCTGTTGGTGCAAGAGTTGATTTTATTGTAGAACAAGTTGAAGCAGAATTGATTGAAGAAATGCAATCAGTTATAGAAGAAATTAAGGAAGAATTAGCAACTAAAGTTGATGATTATCTAAACTATATGGTTGAAGAATGGATGACTGCAAACGAAATTGCTATTGAAAGAGGTCTAAAATCTGAAATTGTTGAAGACTTTATTTCTGGCTTAAAGAATTTATTCGTTGAACACTGGATTGATATTCCTGCCGATAAAGTTGATGTTGTTGAAGAGTTATCTTTAAAAGTTGAAGAACTTGAAGAATCTCTAAATGCTCAAATTAGTCGTGGCATTGAACTTAAGAAAGAGTTAAACGAACAATTGAAGTACGAAGCTATCTACACAGCGTGTGAAGGCTTATCTCAAACCCAAGTAGAAAAAATGAAAGCACTTGCAGAAAGTGTCGAATATACTTCAGATTGGGAATTTGCATCTAAACTAGAAACACTGAAAGAATCTTATTTCAAATCAGATGTTAAAGTTGCGGATATTTTAGCATTAGATGACGAAGTTCAATTAATAGAAGAAGAAAAGAAATTTGTAAAATCTTCTGACCCTATGATGGACCAATATGCAAAAACTATCTCACAAAATTTAATTAAATAATCGAGGAATAAAAAAAATGTATTTAACTGAAGAATTACAAAAAAAATGGCAACCAGTTCTAGAACATCCTGAACTAGAAGCTATTAAAGACCCTTACAAAAAAGCAGTTACTGCACTTGTATTGGAAAATCAACAACAAGCCATGACTACTGATGCTCAAGCATTGAATGAAACTGGTCCTGCTAACGTAACTGGTGCTGGCATTCAAAACTTTGACCCAGTATTGATTTCATTAGTTCGTAGAGCACTTCCTAACTTGATTGCATATGACGTTGCTGGTGTTCAACCAATGACAGGTCCTACTGGTTTGATTTTTGCTATGAGAGCAAGATTTGACGGTCAAGCAAACACTAATCCAGAAGCTTTCTTCAATGAAGCAAATACTGTATTCTCTGGTGTTAATTCTGCCGCAAACCCATACGGTTTCCAAGGAACTACTGCTTCTGACGTTCTAAACACTTTCCAAAATCCAGCTAGTGGTACTACTACTACTGGTATTGGTATGCCTACATCAGTTGCCGAAACATTGGGCGATTCTGCTGGTGCTGCTTTCCAACAAATGGCTTTCTCTATCGAAAAAGTTACTGTTACTGCACAATCTCGTGCATTGAAAGCTGAATACTCATTAGAATTAGCTCAAGATTTGAAAGCAATTCATGGTTTGGATGCTGAGACTGAATTGTCTAACATTCTTTCTACTGAAATTCTTGCTGAAATCAACCGTGAAGTAATTCGTACTATCTACACAACTGCTGTAGCTGGTGCTCAATACGGTACTACTACTGCTGGTTACTTCGACTTAGACACTGACTCTAATGGTCGTTGGTCTGTTGAAAGATTCAAAGGTCTTATTTTCCAAATCGAACGTGATGCTAACGTAATTGCAAAACAAACTCGTAGAGGAAAAGGTAACGTAATGATTGTTTCTTCTGACGTTGCTTCTGCTATGGCAATGGCTGGTGTATTACAATATACTCCTGCTCTTCAAGCTGATTTGCAAGTTGATGATACTGGAAACACTTTTGCTGGTATGCTTCATGGTCGTATCAAAGTTTATATTGACCCTTATTTTGGTGGTTATACTTCTAACCAAGAATTGGTTACTATCGGCTATAAAGGTACTTCACCTTATGATGCTGGTATTTTCTACTGCCCATATGTTCCATTGCAAATGGTTCGTGCAGTTGACCAATATACTTTCCAACCAAAAATTGGTTTCAAAACTCGTTATGGTATGGTTGCTAACCCATTTGCACAAGGTCTATCTGATACCAATAAAGGTCGTTTAGAAGCTCGTTCAAATGTTTACTACCGTATCTTCGGTGTTAAAAACTTGATGTAAGATTTATTTCTTATAGAGTTTATAAAAGGAGTCTTCGGACTCCTTTTTTTTATTATAAATATTAGAAAACAAAACGATTAAAGGTGAATAATGACTGCTTTAAATAGAGGTCCTCAGAATACAAATTTAGCACAATCAACAAAATACCTATTAACAATTGATAGAATACCTACTACACAATATTTTTGTCAATCTGCAAATATTCCTGGTGTTGGTTTAACTCAAGCATCATTTAATACTCCTTTTGTAGATATTCCTGTAATGGGTAATAAATTGTTATATAATCCATTTAATATTAAGTTTCTAGTAGATGAACCAATGGATTCATGGAAACAATTATATGATTGGTTTTTAGCTATTGCTGCACCATCAGGATTTGATGAAAGGAATTATATAACTGCATTGCAAAACAAATCTATAATTGATAAGAAATCTTTACCTAATTATTCAGATATAACCTTAACTGTATTAAATGCACTTAATAATCCTGTATTAAGAATTCAATTTATAAATGCTTTTCCTACATCATTAACAGATATAAATCTAGATACAACTTTATCAGCTGATACCATAATCACTGCTGATGCATCTTTTTCTTATGAATACTTTAACATTATAGAATTATAGTCAGGAGTGTAACGACTGATTGCGAAGCAATTATTATATACACTTCGTGCTGTCGCTCTGCTCCAGAATCTTATTTTGTTTTTATCTAGAATCAGTTTCAAGTACAGTTCTGGTATAAAGCATTATAACACCATTAATAAATCCTGTCAAGTCTAATTTGCAATTATTGACAAAATAAATGATTATAAATACATAATTGAATACTATGAACCAATTGAGGCTATATCATGAAAACTCTAGAACAAATTCTTGAATTTTGGGAAAAAGATGCAGAAATGGACCAGACTGAACCTGGAAAAGAACTCATTAATATACCAAAACTACATAACAAATATCTTACAATCCTAGTAAAACATAAATTAGCATCAAAAAAAGCACATTTTGATTATACCCGTATGCGTAAAATTAAGTGGGAATACTATACTGGTAAATTATCACAAGACGAATTATTGCAATATGGATGGGAACCCTTTACTTTAAAACTTAAATCTGATGTTACAACTTATCTAGAAGCAGATAATAACTTAATTAAACTGTTAGAGAAAAAAGTATATCATGATGAAATTGTTTCGGTAGTAGAGTCTATTATGGGTGAAATAAAACAAAGGTCGTGGACATTAAAGTCATTTATTGATTGGGAAAGGTTTATTAGTGGAAATTAGAGTTGATGTTCTTATATCTAAAAAAAATGAAGTTTATGCTAAAATAAAATGTGACCGTTCAATAGCACAAGAATTATCAGACTTTTTTACATTTTATGTTCCGGGATATACTTTTGTTCCTGCATATAGAAATAAAATATGGGATGGTAAAATTAGATTATTAAATGTTCAAACAAATCTAATATATCTAGGATTAATACCTTACATAGAAGAATTTTGTATATCAAATGATTATACATTTAACTATGATGAAACTCGACCAGACCTTGAAGATGTATTTTCATTAAAATTAGCTAATGAATTCTTTTCATCATTAAATCTACATTCTAGAGGAAATCCAATAGAGGTAAGAGCACATCAAGTAGATGCATTTATTCATTCTATGCAGAAAAAAAGAAGTTTATTATTATCTCCTACTGCATCAGGTAAGAGTCTTATAATTTATTTGTTATTTCGACAACTTTTAGAATATCAAGATTTAAAAGGTCTTATTATAGTTCCTACTGTAAATTTAGTATCACAATTATTTTCAGATTTTGAAGATTATTCTAGTGAAAATGAATTTGTCGTTGATGAAAATGTACATAAGATTTATCAAGGGCAAGATAAAATTTCAGATAAAAAATTAATAATATCTACTTGGCAATCAATTTTTAAACAAGATAAAGAATATTTTGACCAATTTGATTATGTTATATGTGATGAAGTACATTTGGCCCAAGCCAATTCTATAAGAGATATTATGGAAAAACTATCGAATACCAAATATCGCATTGGTTTAACTGGTACTTTATCTGGTATGAAAACGCATAAACTGGTTTTAGAAGGTTTGTTTGGCACAGTTAAAAAAGTTATAACAACAAAAGAACTAATAGATAAAAATGAATTAGTAGAATTTAATATAAAATGTCTTATATTAAAACATGATGATGCTATCTGTAAATTGATGAAATCTTATACTTATCAAGAAGAAATTGCATATATTATTTCCAACGAATTGCGTAATAAATTCATTAGAAATCTTGCAATTAGCATGAATAATAACACCCTAGTTTTGTTCCAACTGGTTGACAAACATGGAAAAATACTGTATAATCTTATTAAGAACTCGAAACAAATAGGTGATAGAAAAGTATTCTTTGTACATGGTGGAACAGAATCAGATGATAGAGAAAACATTAGAAAAATTGTTGAAGAAGAATCTAATGCAATTATTGTAGCATCATTTGGTGTATATTCTACAGGGGTCAATATAAGAAATTTACATAATATAATTTTTGCATCTCCAAGTAAAAGTCGTGTGAGAAATTTGCAAAGTATAGGTAGAGGATTAAGACAATCTGATGGTAAAACTAAAGCAACGTTATATGATATAGCTGATGATATAAGATTTAATAAACATGTTAATTTTACCTTGAAGCATTTTATGGAACGTACAAAGATTTATACTGAAGAAAAATTTAAATTTAAATTATATAAAATAGGATTAAAATAGTGAGTGTAAAAATTCTTAGACTACAAGATGGACTAGATATCATATGTGAACATAAAAATGTATCTGGAATCAACTTTATTAAAAATCCAATGGTGGTATTTTTGGATTATGAATCAGAACAACCAGATTTGGTAATGCAACATTGGATTCCTTATGAATTGGTAAAGAATAATGAAACTACTATATCAGATAATGATATATTATGTGCATTTGAACCAAATGATACATTGGAAGAATATTATACATCAAATATGGACATTTTTAATAAATCTAACCAAAAAAGGAATTATATGGAGGAACATAAGGATGATATGGAACAAACTAGTATTGATGAAGTAATGTATGAATTTGATAACCTAAAACCTGATACTAAATTACACTAGAATTAAGGAGTGTAACGACTTATTGCGAAGCAATTACTATATTAATGCTTCGCATCAATCGCTGCGCTCTTGAATCTTATTTTGTTTTTATCTAGAATCAGTTTCAAGTACAGTTCTGGTATAAGGCATTATAACACCTTTATTAAATCCTGTCAAGTCTAATTTGCAATTAATTGGGAAATATTATGAAAGTTAAGAAAATAAAGAAAGATTATGTCAATAATGTTGATTTTTTTAATGCATTGGTTGAACATACAGAAGAATGTAGAAAAGCAAAAGAAAATAATTTAGAAAAACCAATGGTCCCAACTTATGTTGCTGAATGTTTCATGAAAATTGCTGATGGGTTATCACATAAACCAAATTTTATGAATTATACTTATAGAGATGAAATGATATCTGATGGTATAGAAAATTGTATTATGTATTATGATAACTTTAATCCAGATAAATCTAAAAATCCATTTGCATATTTTACCCAAATAATATACTATGCATTTCTTAGAAGAATTCACAAAGAAAAGAAACATCAATATATCAAATATAAATCTGCATCTCAATTTGGTATTGATG